ATACAGTCGGTGTATGGCTACACGTCGACGAGAGCCTATTGTAATTGTCGATTTCGGGATGTTGTTTGAGCAGAAGGGGATGACGAATCAGGCGAAGGTAGAGAAGTGTATAGAGGGGATGAATGCGAATAAGATAGTGATGGATAAGAATGGGGATGAGCATGAGAGTCCCGATTGGGCGGCGAGGCATAAGTATTTAGAGACGATGTTAAAGTTATGTAAGCAGATGGACAGTAAGGGTGGGGACACGAATATGGTAATAATCGGGTCGTTGGCGGAGCGGATCAAGCAGAGTCGAGAGAAGACGAACCAGGGGTTAAAGATCAATATGGCGTACCGTCGAGGGATGGAGGTAGTGGTAGACGCTGACTATGAGGAGGCGGAGGAGGCAGACGACATCGTTGTCGGGGTGGACGACATCGTTGTTGGGGCAGACGATGGTGAAGAGAACGCTCTGAGGGTAGATGAGGAAAAGTTAAGGTAAGGGTTGACATGAGGCAGAACATCTGGTAGTGTTAACATGGCAGTGTACGACACTTGGTGGCTGGAGCCAACAGTAAGACAACAATAAGCAAACAGACAATTGGTTTCCATTGTCCGGCCTTGATCACGTCGGAATAAATATAAACCCACGTCTATCGCGCGAGTCGTGAAGGGCGTGGGTTTTTCTAATTTTTAGGAGAGGTATGGCGTCACACCATAGAAACGAAGCGATGTTGATAGACGACATGGGGAAGTATTCCAAGGATCCTCTTGGTTGGGTAGAGTACGCGTTTGAGTGGGGTGGAGGCGAGCTGGAGAAGTATGATGGGCCGGATAAGTGGCAGAGGGAGGTGTTGACGTATATAGGTGATGAGTTGAAGAGGGGGTTGGTGGATCTGCAGGAGGTCATACGAATAGCCATCGCGTCGGGTAACGGGCCGGGGAAGACCTGTCTGGTGGCGTGGTTGATATTGTGGGCGATGAGTACGTTCGAGGATACGCGCGGGGTTGTGACGGCGAATACGGAGAACCAGTTGCGGACGAAGACGTGGGCGGAGATTTCGAAGTGGAATAGGTTAAGCATAGTCAAACATTGGTTTACAGTGACGGCAACAGCGATATACAGTGTCCATCCAGAGCATGAGAAAACTTGGCGAGTTGACCAGATACCTTGGAGTGATAGTAAGCCAGAAGCTTTCGCCGGGCTACATAACTCAGGCAAACGAGTATTGCTTCTTTTTGATGAAGCTAGTGCTATACCTGACATAATATGGGAGACATCTGAAGGGGCGATGACTGATGAAGATACGGAAATCATCTGGTGCGTGTTTGGAAATCCTACGAGAAACACCGGACGGTTCCACTCGTGTTTCAATATCCATCGGCACAGATGGTTTCATAAACATATTGATACACGAAAGTGCAAGCACACGAACAAAGATCAGATCAATAAATGGTTATTCGATTACGGAGAGGATTCTGACTTCTTCCGTGTCCACGTTAGAGGGGAGTTCCCCAACACGTCTAGTATGCAGTTCATCCCGAGCGATCTCGTGGAAGCTGCTCGTGGTAGACACTTGAGTGAAACCAAGTACAACTTTGCTCCAAAGATTATTGGCGTTGACCCAGCGTGGAGTGGCGACGATGAGACGGTTATTGTTCTGAGACAGGGGTTGATGAGCAAAGTCTTAGCGACGTTCAGGAAATTACAGGACGACGGTGCTTTGGCTGGGTACATCGCCAAGTTTGAGGACGACTATGAAGCTGACGCGGTGTTCATTGACCTTGGTTGGGGGACAGGCGCGTACTCGATGGGGAAACAGATGGGGCGTAACTGGAAGCTGGTTGCGTTTGGAGGTAAGGCTGCTGACGAGAGTTTATTAAACAAACGTGTTGAAATGTGGGACGGAATTAAGCGGTGGTTAGAACAAGGAGGATCGTTGCCGGACGACAGCGAAATGTGTTCAGAACTTATCAGCGTCGAGTATAAGGTTGGTGAGACGGGCGTAAGTTACGGGAAGACGTCTCTTGAGTCGAAGGAAACGATGAAGAAACGAGGACTCCCTTCCCCGAACAAAGCTGACGCTCTCGCGTTAACTTTTGCTTTCCCTGTCAAGAGTAAATCACAAAAAATGTACGACCAGATGTCGTCGAGACTTAGCAACGCTTACGATCCATTAGCCATAAATTTTGGAAGGAATAACCAGAAGGAGTTCAATCCGTTGTCTCCTCTTGCTGGAAGAGGTATAAACTAAGGACGGCGAGTATATAAGACTTCATAAGGAGGAAAGGAAAAATGCTAAACTTAATACAAAATAATCGCGGATGTTTTGGTGGAAGTAAACCTAAACAACCAGACCCAGTTCAACCACCAGATCCATCGCCGGTTCCTGTTCAACCATCTGACGTTGAAGGTCAAGTAACGGCAGAGGAACGACGACGAAAATTGGAACGTCTCCGACGAGGATTACGGTCTACGATCAAGACGTCTTCACGAGGACTAACCGGTTCAGGCGCTGACCTCGCGATGCAAACTCTTGTTGGGAAAACAAAATTAGGAGCATAAGGTGAGATTAACTTTTACCAAGAAGGAAGTTTTGCAGAAGAGATATGAGAGCCTGAGACTTGAGGCTAATCAATGGACTGCTGCATGGAAAGATCTAGCGAAGTACATTAACCCGACGAGAGGAAAGTTCGACGACGTTCCTAATCGCGGTAAGATGATTGACCATAAGACTATCCTTGACGGACACGCGACGCAAGCGAGTAGGATTCTTGCTAGTGGGATGCAGTCAGGGATGACTTCTCCGACGAGACCTTGGTTTAAGCTTGCTGTTGAAGACGACTACTTGATGTCGTTACAACCTGTTCAAGAATGGTTAGACCTCGTCGGGAACAAGATGTTGAAGATATGCAACAACAGTAATATCTATAGCGTATTTTACCAGATGTACGAGGAGATTGGAGACTTTGGGACAGCTGCTGCGATATTCTTAGAAGACACTGAAGACGTTATTCGAGGAAGGTCTTTTACGATTGGAGAGTATTTCCTTGGTGTGAATGATAAAGGCATCGTCGACACTTTTGCCAGGAAGATACAGATGACTGTTAAGCAAGCTGTCGAGATGTTCGGGTACGCAAATTGTTCAACACAAGTTCAAGGGTTGTGGCAGACAAACAATGTTGATACATGGATAACGGTGTACCATCTGATTGAGCCTAACGATAAACGTGTACCTGGTCTTGGCGGAGTTGAGAACATGCCGTTCAGGTCTGTTTATTGGGAAACAGCGTCGGGAGACGAGGTTTTAAAGATTAGTGGTTTTGAAGATTTTCCTGTCATCGCACCACGATGGGATACCATCACAACAGATATGGTTTATGGATATGGCCCAGGTTGGCACTTGCTTGGTAATGTCAAACAGCTGCAAAAAACCCAACTCGACAAACTGTTAGCCCAAGAAAAGAGTCACAACCCACCAATGCAAAAAGATGCTAGCGTAGAGGGGTATGTTGATCTTCTTCCTGGAGGCGTAACACCCACCTCATCCACGTTACCAAATGCTGGAATCCGCCCCGCATATCAGGTGAACGCCAACCTAGAGTCATTCTTAGAGCTTATCAACTCGTTAAGAACTTCAATCAATAAAGATTTCTTTGTTGATCTTTTCTTGATGATGATAAGTTTTGACAAGTCGAACATGACTGCAACAGAAGTTGCCGAACGACAGCAAGAAAAGATATTGATGATGGGTCCTGTTCTCGAGAAGCTTCAGAAAGAAATGTTAGACCCTTTCATCAATCGTCTGTACGGAATAATGGATCGCAATTTCCTTCTTCCCGAACCACCTGAAGAGTTGCAAGGGCAAGAAGTTAAAATAGAGTATGTATCGATTCTCGCACAAGCACAGAAAGCTGTTGGAGTTGATTCTATCAGCCGAGTTATTGGGTTCTTGAATGGCGTGTCTGCGGTCAAGCAAGACGCTGCTGACGTCATTGACATCGACGAGGCTGTTAGAGAAGTTGCTAGAATGGAAGGTGTTCCGGCTAAGCTTATTGTTGAAAACCAAGTTGTTGCTTCTATCCGTGAAGGACGAGCGCAACAACAACAAGTTCAACAACAAATGGCTATGGCTGAACAAGCAGCTAAGACAGCTAAGACAGCGTCGCAAGCGAACCTTGAAGGAGACAACGCTCTTTCTAGAATAGCTGAAGGAGTTTCTGGCGCATGAGCGAGTTTCATAACACAAAACCACAAGAAGAAGCGCATAAGAAAGTAGAGCGTGAACGGTTAAGACATCTAAACGACATAAGGAAAGTAGTCAACTTCCCCGAGGGAAGAAGATTGTATTTCTTCATGTTGAAAGAAGCTGGCGTGTTTAGGTCTTCGTTCACGGGAAACAGTACAACATTTTTTAATGAAGGGGCTAGGAACATCGGTCTTATTATGTTACGAGACTTGATGGAAGCCAAACCAGATTCTCTTACTCAGATGATGCAAGAAAACTATTCTGAGATTAAGAGTTTCCAAAAACTACAGGAGAAAAATAATGACAGATCCAATAGCTGATCCAGCGGCAACTCCACAAGCACCCGCTGATCCGGTCACACCATCTGAACCAGGTTCAACGGAACCTCAGCCGACAAACCAAGAAGCTGATGAGCCTACGTTATTAGGAGACAGAGGTGAAGAAGACCCAAAGGAAGACGGCGGTGAACCCGACGGCTCCGGCGAGGAAGATTCACAAGAAGGAACTGTGCCTGAGAAATACGAGTTTAAACTCGACGAGGGCGTAGAAGTTGACCAAGAAACTTTAGAAATGTTCTCTCCAATTTTTAAAGAGCTGGGACTCAGTAATGAGAAAGCGCAAAAGTTAGTGGACGCATACGTTCCAACGATAAATGGACTAGAAGAGAAGTTGAAGAAACAATCTCTCGACCAGTTCAAACAAATCGTTGAAGGTTGGAAACAAGATACCCTCAAGGATCTTGGTACGGATGCGGACAAAAAACTAGCTGTTTGTGCCAAAGCGATTAACAAATTTGGGGACGATAGTTTCCGTGAAGCTCTTGACCAAACAGGGCTTGGAAATCATCCATCTTTTGTAAAGTTCATGGTCAAAGTTGGTGAAACAGTTACTGAGGATACTTTTGTTGATCCAAAAAGTCCCGCGCCAGGCCAGACTGGAGCAGACAAGTTGAAGCAAATGTATCCGACAATGACATCATAGGATTAGAAAATAAGCGCCGAACAAGGCGTTACAAAAAGAAAGAGAGAGTGAATCATGGCAGCTTTAACATCTACATGGCCGACATTACTCGACGTGTCGAAATCTATGGCACCAGACGGTAGCGTCGCAGCAGTTGCAGAAGTTTTACAGACGTACAACGAAATCCTTGACGACATTCCTTGGTATGAAGGAAACCTTCCTACAGGACACCAATCAAGTATTCGTACAAGTCTACCTACACCTAAGTTCCGTCTTTTGAACCAAGGTGTTGTTCCAGCGAAGACCACTCGTGGTCAAATCGTTGATCCATGCGCAATCATGGAAGACAGAAATCACATCGACGTTGACTTAGCGATGTTGAACGGTAATACAGCAGCATTTCGTAAATCAGAAGACGACGGTTTTATTCAAGGTTTCAACACAACTTTCACTGATACTTTAGTGTATGGTGACGTTTCTGTTGACGTTGAAAAGTTTAACGGTCTATCTTCTCGATACTACTCATTGAGTGGTGAAACAACCTCTAGCCAAGTTATTTCAGCTGGTGGTGGAACTGCTGGATCAAACACCTCTATCTGGTTAGTTGGATGGGGACCAAGCCGAGTATACTGTACTTACCCTAAGGGTAGTATGGCTGGGTTGCAGTTTGAAGACCGTGGAGTTCAAGACCTTCTTATGGATTCAAGCACCGGTGCTTACATGAAAGCATATGTTTCTTGGTTCCAATGGAAGTGTGGACTTGTTGTTCAAGATTACCGATACGTTGTTCGTATTGCAAACATCGACGTTGCTGCTCTTTTGACAGCAAGTGATGCGACAGACACTTCAGCTAACGTTTTGAAGCTTATGAGCCGAGCGCTTGGAAAGCTTCCTCCTGTTGCTGGAATTAGACCTGTCTTCTATATGAACTCAGACGTACAATCTATGTTATCGGTTAAATTGCTTGATAAAGGCAACGTGTACTTAACAATGAACGAAATTAAGAACACGCCTGTATTTAGACCAAACAACATCCTCTCGTTCCAAGGAGTTCCTTG